AGACTCGGAACCATGCCTCTCCCGAGAATAGATGCGGGCGAGCGGGGGACGCCTTCCTCTGCGGATGCACGGCCATTTCGTCCAAAGGCTTTCTAAACTACGACGCGCGTTTCATCCGAGAGGGTTTGAAGACACGCTCTCGACGATCGGTGGGCAACTTATAAAAACGCAATGAGGGGAACAAGACGCAAATTTCAAAATAAAAAGGCCTTTCGGAGCGGCCGACGGGAGTCGAACCCGCGTCACGAGCTTGGGAAGCTCGTTTCCATGAATACATACTAGATATATAGCGTGTTATAGGCAATATATTATAGAGACACACTATATATAGGGCCTACTCGTAACTAGCATCACATAAATATATACAAGTGTTGCCCGTTTTGTGTACCGATTGACGTGACCGGAGAGGCATGATAATCTGCACGTCATCGCGGCTGTAGTATAACGGTATTACTCGGGCTTCCCAAGCCTGTGACGCGGGTTCGACTCCCGTCGGCCGCTTATTCCCCATAGCGCCTAGCCTTGCGGCCGTGTTATACTCTCCCCATGTTCCGCTTGACGACCGACGTGAAGGCCTTCGAACACGCGCTTGCAAAAATGCCCGGAGCTTTGCAAAAAGCGACGGCTCGGACGCTTACTGGAATGGCTCGCCAAGCTCACGCCGGTCAAGTAACGAACATCAAAAATCGGTTTATCGTCCGGGCGCCTTACACGCTGAAAAGTATCCGGACCTATCCCGCCGGAGAGTCGAAGCCTATCGCTCGACAAAACGCGATTACCGGAACGTTCAGCCCATATCTAGCCATACATGACGACGGCGGGACGATAAGGGCGCAAAACAAGAAAATTCCGATACCAACCAACGTACTCCGGGGAAAGGACAGACGACGCAAGATATCTCCGCAGTTTAGAATGAATCGCCTCGGTAAGCTCGGCGGATCAGGATCGCGCTTTTTCCAGCTCAAAGGCAAGGGTATTTTTTTCCGCCGAGGTCGCAAGCTCATCAAGATTCGCTCGACAACGATAAGTTCATACAGAGTCAAGGCGGCCCGTTGGCATTCTGATGCGGTGCGCAAGGCTGGAACACAGAAGAACGCAAACAGGATCTTTATGAAGGTTGCCGGGCGCGTGCTAAAAGGGATCAAGTAATATTTAATAACCCCAAAATGAAAAATCCGGCCCGTGGTACGGAGCCGGACTCAATTTTTGCATCCTACGAAGTCTAGCGCGATGCCTCGACGAGCCCTATACACGCATCTACGTCGATCGCATACCGAGCAACCGCAAGCCAATAGTCGGCGTCCATCACCACGCGATCACCGTCCATAGACACGCGACCCGTCGGGTCCGGGAAAACCGGCCAGTCAATTTTGAGCGGCTCGGGAGCGACCGGCGCGGGCGATGTCTGACAGGACAGAAATACTAGCGTCAACGCGAGCGGCAGGAGTACCGACAGCGATCGCGTCCTTGCGGTCTTGAGCCTCACGGTATACCTCCTGCATGCGGTCGATGACGTGGTCGCGCTGAAAGACGGACGCTGAAAGCGCGGCCGATTTTGCCCGCTCGGCGGTTAAGGCTCGACGCGCTCCGCGATACATGAGCGCGAGGCACACGCAGATGAGCGCGGAGAGGGCGGTGACGTAGATCATGGGGCGGTGTAGAGGCGGCCGGTTATCAACTCAACCGCGGTTGGAAAATCATTTCGCCAATTTTGACGGAAAATATCGCTTCGCTGAATATACCAGTCCTTCGCGGTCTTGGTAGCGTCGCCCATAAAATACGACAACAGATCCGCGCCTTCCGGCGGGTGTTCCTCGAAAAGTATCGCTCCGGCCGCATCGATCACATAGATCGCATACTTTTCGTAGTCCGGCCGGTTGTCAACGGGCTCGACGTATGGCGGGGTATAGATGGGCGCGGCGTTGTCCACGTAGAGAGCGGTCTCGCGGCCTGAGTTGTATTTGAGGGTTTGGATCTCTGACCTCGCGATTCCGCGCTCATATTCGAGTTTCGCCCTTTCGACCGTGCTTGTCGCGTATACCTCGCTGTCGTCGGTAAAAATTATCGTCAAGGTCGCCTCGGGGGCTTCCTCGATCGGCGGGACCTCGTCCTCTAGGATGATCCACTGGTCGTCCGTATGCGTCGAGTTATAGGCGTCCACCTCGGCCTGTATGGCGTCAAGGCTTTCTATCGCACGCGCCGATTTTTTGAGCGTGTCGGTTTTGACGACTTGCCACGCCGAGTTGACGACGTAGACGGGCGTCTCTACGGGGTCTTCGGTTTCTTCGACGACGACCGGAGTCTCAACGTCGTCGTCGGATTTTTTGTCTTTGCTGAAGGGATTTGAGCACCCAAAAAACAAAACCAAAACGGCGAAAATCAAAAAATACTTTCTCATTTTACACCTCCGGCGGGACGTATGCGGTCTCGCTTACTATGACCTTTTCTCCTTCTTCGAGTTGCGAGGAGAGCGCGTTCGCCCTTGCCTCAGCCCGCTCTTGCCCGGTAAAAAGACGCTTTCTGACCTTTCCTGTCTCGGGGTCTGGATCGATTTTTTGTGCCTCGTCGTCGTACTGCTCCGCGATGATGACAGATCCGTCTGATGCAAGTTTTGTCACGTGTACGATCATATTTTACACCCTCCTAGTGTTAAAGGCAATGTTAATTCGATATTTTTGACGCTACGCTACATACATACCAGCCCACATATAGAGGTATGCAGCGAGGCCGCGAGGCTCGTTACGGGGACCGATGCGGGTGGTTCCATTGGTGCCGTCGGTGTTCGGGGTGCCAGTAACATGTCCTCCGAGCTCACCAGAGTTATAAAGATACCCCTTGAGATAGCCTCCTCCAGCGACGGTGTTATTCGGGTCGTTGTTTGTTAAGGGGTTGTGCGTATGGCTTTGCGCATAATCCCGACGCCTCAACCCAGCGACCAGCTTTCCGCCGCTGTCGCCTTGGGATACCAGAGCGCGCGCGCTCGTCCTGTAGATCCTCGCGGTCGTAGTGCTTCCGGCGATGCGGTGCGGGTAGCAGATAACGGTTTGCGATCCGGTCGCGGGGGTGCCTGCGACGGTGATGGCTCGCCCTGGGGCGTTGATCGATGCGATCGAGTAGTCGGTTCCGGCGATGTTTATCGTGCGCCAGGAGGCGTACGACTGCGTTTCCTCGTCGCCTCCGTGCACCTTGGAGTCCTCGACGAGGGCGGCGATGAGATTATCGGCGGCGGTCGCCGAGGGGAAAGTCACCACACTACCCGACACCGTGCAGGTAAACGAGCTGGTCGAGTTCACCTCGGCGGCCTGAGCGCGCAGGGCGGTGACGAGCTGGGGGGTATGCGCGTCTACTACGACGTCGGCCTCGTCGATGCGGACGGCGGGGAACGTAATGCCGGTAGTTTTTTTGATGCCGGAAAAAAGAAGCTCGCCTACGGAGTGCGAAAGCGCGATGATCGCCTTGTAGAGCTGTTCGTCGTCGGAGCCTGAGAGGGTAAATCCTGCAAGCTCGACGGCGTTGCAAATTTCCTCTTGTTTGAGGTTTTCGTCTTCGGCGATCACTTGCGTTCCGGGCGTGGAGGTCCCGGCATTGTAGTCGACGTAGAGGCCGGATACCGATCCGGGGGCGCTCGTTCTTTTCATTTTTGCTCCTTGTCCGTCATCGCGACGGTCAAACGACTCCGCACGTGGCGAGGCCGGAAGTTGCGATACCGCACACGGCGGACCCTGAGACGTTGAGGATCGACCCGCCGACCGGAGACGGCGGTACGGGGTTCGGGTTTCCAGCGGTGGCGGCCGTGTAGCCGAATACGGTCGGGATCAAGTGCAGGGGCGCATAACGGGCAAGGATCGCGCCGACACGCAGGGCGTCGGTTGCGGTCTCGACGGTGCCGGTGATGCTGTAGCCGGTAGCCGAGTCCTCGGCGATAGACAGCCCCGCATACTCCTTTGCGAGTTGTATCGCCAGGCCGCCGGGGGTGCAGTTTTGCTCGGCCGTAAACATCGCCCAGAGCATGCGGCGCGTTTTTTCTTTTGGCATCGTCGGGTTATAGGCGATCGCCATAGCCTCGCACCACTCGGGGAGAGTCGCATCGGCCGTGTGCGGCATGCTTTCGGCTTGCGCGGAGCGGAGGGCGTCATACACGCGCTGTAGGGCGGCCGTTATGCCGGTGAAAAGCCGGGAGGCGTCGCCGATGAAATTCCATATCGGGCCGCGAGGAAGGAGCGACATTACCGTATCGTGCATTATGCCCATGTCACGGTCCCCAGTTTACAGATTTCGCCGTCGCCGAGTTCGTAGCGCGTGGCGGCTCCGGTCCCGGATACGCTCATCGTGAGAGACGTCGCGGCGGCCCCTGCGTACATGATCGCGGCCCATATCGCGGCGACGGAAAGTACATGCGTCGGGTTTAGCTCGTCGGGATATTGGCGGGGGTAACGCTCGTAAAAGTAGGCCTCAAGGGCCGCGACGATTTCGGCCTTAGTGGACGCATCGGCTGGGTCGATTCCGGTAATGGTGACGTCGACCGTGCGCTCGGTGCATGCCGCGGCGAGGACGGTCGCGCAAAGCGGACGTATCGACGGGTTTTGCAGGTAGGCCTGTACCTCGGTTAGCTTCCCGGCGGCCGGAATGCGATCGGCCCCGGTTATGGCGACGAGCGGGTAGACGGTCACCTCTCCGGCATCGGTCCGAAAGGCGAATGCCTTGACGATGCCGGGGATTTGCAGAGTCCATCGGATATAATCGGCGGCGCTTCCGCCCTGCGGCTGACCCGCGACGCGCTGCATGACACGGAGGCGGAATTGCTCGGTGGTCTCGGCATCCTCGCCCTCGGTGATGATTTCGGTCACGTATCCGCCGGTGACGCCAGCGACCGGGGAGGAGGCCTCAAGCGTGTTGCCGGTTCCGAGCGACCCGTCGGCGCCCCCGGTCATACACTGTAGGCGGGCGGTTGCGGTGCCGCCTGAGATGACGGCGAGAGCTATTTGCGAGTAGGTGAGCCCATTGTTGCCGCGCCAGATTGTATTGGCCGGGACTTCCGCGCCGGTATCGCCTACGATGGTGATGTCGATGACCGCCTCGACGGATGGAGTCGGCGCCATGTCGTACTGCGCGCCAATGCGGAGCAAGGCCTCGGCGTCGGCGGTCGCGGGGAATATCTGGTCATATATCCATCGCGCATAGCGGTACAGTAAAGCGATAGCGCCGCCGAGGGCTTTTGCGAGCACGCGGATGAAGGCCTTGGGGAGGATCGGCGTAGACTGTCCGAGTTCGCCCTCGATGTCGGCGAGGATTTGGTCGGATGACTCTTGCGCGGTAGGAGTGACTATCATGCGGCCTCCATGGCGACGTGTTGATTTTGCCAGTTGACGGAGTAGCGGAAGCGGGACGGGGCCTTGTCCGGCTGCGCAATGGTGAGATAAAGCGCAAGCTCGCCGACGGCGGGGATGGTTGCGGATACCTCGATGCTTTTAGCGATTCCGGTTTCCGTGAGCCATGCGAGGGCTTGCCGGGCGGCCTCTTCGATATCGAGTCGCGCGGCATTAGTAAGCGGGGCGCGCATGGCGTCAACGAAGCCGGAGCCGATGGCTTCACCTTTGCGGGCAAGAGCGTTTCCCCACCAGTCGGACTCGGTAAAGAGGGAGATATGCACGGCGGTTGAAAGTCCGCCCTCCATTTCCGGCTGTCCGCCCCATATCTTGATAATCGCGCCGTCTTCGGACAGGGAAAGCCGGACGTCGCCGTCGTAGGTGCGGAGGAAAACCGGGAGGCCCTTAGTGTCGATCGTAGTATAGGTGATCGCCTCGCCGGACGCGACGAGACCGCCGCCTTGCAGGGGGATATTGCCGTAGTCGACGACGACGTACGAGATCGAGCCGGACGCGGTTATGCCGCCGCTGAGCGACGGGGTGTATACGATGGTGAGGATTGCTAGGCCGGAGGAAGAGATGGAGCCGGAGGCGATGAAAACAAGGTCTATCTCTGCTATCGCCGCGCCGGAGAAGGAAGCACCGCCGGTTGCGGGGTTGTTGTCGTAGATTATGGATGCGAGGGCTTCGCCGCTAGATTCAGCGCCGCCGGAGCCGATGGCCGAGTAGGTTACGGAGACGTCTGAGGCCTCGCCGCTAGACTCCGCTCCGCCGGATGCGGTAAACGGGTAGACCATGAGGGCGTCGGCCGCGCCGCTAAATTCGGAGGAGCCGGAGGCTACGAAACCGATCTCTAGGTGGATTGATACTGACCCGCCAAAAACCGCTCCGCCGGACACTGCGCCGACCCACTCGGACTGATATCCTACAGCTTCGCCGGATGCGACGAGGCCGCCGGAGCCGATCGCGGAGAATACGGGGGCGAATAGAGCCGAGCCGTCGAAGGCCGCGCCGCCGGTTGAGGGGGCGTTGTCATAGACGACGGAGACGCCGAGGGCCGCGCCGGAGGATGACAGGCCGCCGGAGCCGGTGGCGGCGTAGGTGATGGAAAAAGGCGCGGAGGTGATGGCTACGGCGAGGCCTCCGCCGGAAAATGCGTAGGCGACGGCGAAGGGAGCGGCCCCGGACGCAGACACGCCGCCAGTCGGGGCCGCTGGGGTATAGGTCGCGCTGTAGAGGGCAGCGCCAGAAAGTGCCGCACCGCCAGAGCCGGTGAAGATGTAACTCTGAGCCGAGAAGTCGGCTTCGCCGGAGGCGATAGCACCGCCAGAGCCGGTGAAAGCGAGATCAACTTTTGCGACTGCCTCACCGGAGAAAGCCGAGCCGCCGGAGCCTGTAGCGCACCACTCGGTTTGACGGAAGATAGCCTCTCCACCGAGGTCCGCGCCCCCGGCCCCGATCGCCTTATATCCTGGGGAATACGGAGCCGCGCCGGAGAAGACCACGGCGGTAACGTCCGCGACCGCGACGATTTGAGCTTTTGATAGGACGGCGAGCCCCACGCGGGAGTCGCCGCATCGTGCGGTATCGCGGAGCGTTACGCCCACGTGTTACTCCAGGACGAACTTCGGTGTGATCTTGACCGAGCCGCCGCCGGAGGGGATGTTGAAAGGCGAGCCCGAGAGAAGCTCGGCCCAGAGCACGATCGTTCCGGCCGCGTTGGTGACGTAGTAGCCATAGACGACGTCGGTCGCGGTGAAGGTGAAAGTCTGCTCGGCGTAGCTCGCGGTCGATACGCCTGCGGCGGTAGCGATCGACCATGACGAGCCGGTCAGGGTCTTGGCCGCGTAACCGGCGCCCGTGCACTCGGTAAAAGCGGCAACGAGCGAGCTTTCGATCGGCGTGTAGTTGTTGCGGAAAAGATGCAGGACGACGTCTCCGGTCGCGCTGAAATTAAGCATCCGCTTTAAAAGCTCGACTTCGCCCGCATCGGGTACTAATAGGGCCATATAGGCCTCCTCTGTCCGTCATCGCGACGGTCATTTACTCCCGCACAAGCGGGCGGATTTGCTATTTCAAAAGAGCCGCAAGGGCCGCTTTGTCGGCCGTGAGCTGGGATATTACCGACGGAGCGAGCGTTACCGGCGAACCGTTGACGCACGGTATGGTCGTGAGCGCTGAGAGGTGATCTATGATCCCGTCGAGTACCGTTTTCAAGTTTTGCGCCTCGTTCTTGATTTCGATCTTACCCGCTACATCTAGCGTGATCGATGCCTTGACTATACTACCCGTGGCGTCGGTTGCATAGATAACCGTCCCGCCCTCGTCGACGGTTATGTTGATTTGGTACTGCGTGCCGCCGAGAATGACTCCGTATCTGCGGCTGGGACCGATAGGGATAAAAATCCCGCGCATCTTTTTGGCCGGGCGATGAAACACGCCGCCGGTCTGATAGTACTCGGCCTCGATTGACGTGCCGCCGATGCCGGTAGCCGTGACGTTGACGGTCTTTCCCGGCGATCCGCGTAGGGCTTTTATCGTGGTACTAGCAACACTGATAAGCTCGGCTATGCCCACGGCTCCTCCTTCGGCTCGGCCGTCGAGTAGGTTTCCGGGAGCACGAGACGGAGAGACGCGGAGCGGCCGGACTCGTCCATCTTGAGCGACACGCCTGCGGCGACATACTCGGACTCGGTTGCAAGTAACGCGCCGGGGGCGACGAGGGACACGGCGTCGCGGGGAGACCATCGCTTGCCGTCGGAGCGCCTCCATCCGGAGACGCCGACGGACGCGGAAAAGGAAGCGCAGATTGACGCGGTGCGAAGTCGAGCGGCCGTAAAGTTTGCGTTTTGATCGATATCGCCTTCTGACGCCAGGCGCGGGCGGTAGACCTTGACCGCGGAATCGGTTGCGGACCCGGTGATGTACGGCTCCCCGGCAAATTGAGTCGCGACCTTGTGGAGGGAAAAGCGGCGCGTGCCGTCGAAGCTGGCGGAGGCGGAAAGGAAAATACCTTCGCCTTCGACGATGCGGTCGACAACCGGGCGGCCGATCAGGGACTTTCCCCAGTCTATTTGCAGCGCTCCGGCGGCGCTTGGGCTTAGGAGAAGGTTACGCGGGGCGGCGAGGGAGTTTAGGAAATCGAAAACGGTCTGCCCGTACTCGGCGCGGGCGATGCTGATCGGATTAGTGTCGTTGTTGGCGACGACTGAGATACCGAACGGCTTGCAGACTTGGCGGGCTATGGTTGAAAGCGAGAGGCCGTAAAACTCAAGCGGCCCGTCGATCGAGCAATCGATGAGCGGCCCGGTAAGGGATCGGCCTTGCACGGTGAGGGTGCGGCCGGTTTCGTCGGTCTTCGGGTCCACGCGCTCGATAGTGCCGGTGATGACGAGATCGGGGCCGATGTACACCTGCGCGCGTTGGTATCCATAGGGACGGACGGCAGCGACGAGCGCCGCGTCGGAGGGATCAAACGGGGCGGAGACGGAAAAGCCGTCGGCGCAGGAGTCGACCGAAAGCTCGATCGATACGCCGGTCCAGCCGGTAAACTCGCGGCCGCCGATGACCAGGCGCACGTCGTCGTCATGCGTCATAGTAGCGGACCTCGGAGCCGGTCGGGATCAAAAAGAGCGCGTCGCCTTGGAGGTGGTTTTGACGGATGAACTCGTCCAGGCGTTCGATGCCGCCATAAAAACGGTATA